ATGGTGTTAACACAAACAATGGTATACATCCAGCAGACCCATTTAAGACAGTTAGCCATGCTTTGTCACAGGCAACTTCAGGAGATATGGTGTATATTAATTCAGGAGAATACGAAGAAGTATTTCCGTTAGAAGTTCCGGTTGGTGTTACAGTTAGAGGTGCTGGATTAAGATCAGTAACTATTAAACCAACATCAGATACTAGATATAACAATGCATTTTTACTAAATGGAGAAAGCACTGTTGAAGAATTAACTGTAAAAGATTTTTACAGTGGAGGAAACTTTCATACTGTTACAGATATGCCAGCAAACAATCAGCTTACTTTTAATATTGGCACAAATCCTTACGCACATACATATGTAAGTGGTGGAGTGTTTGAAGTAGGAGATAGTACACAAGCAAACATAACAGCCGCTACATATGATCATACCACTGGATTGATAACAATTACAATAGATGGTACACACGATTCATTTATAGGAGCAAAACACTTTTTATCAGGAATGACTTTTAGTTGTGCAGGCGGACAAAAAATATATCCCGATGATGGTTACGGCTTTAGATTTGCAACCAATTTTACAGTCACATCACGTTCACCTTATATTAGAAATGTTACAGTAATTACAAAAGGTACAGTAACATCGGCATCAGACCCTAGAGGTTTTTCAAGCGGAGATGCAGGTAAAGGTGCTTTAGTAGATGGTTCGTATGCAGAAAGTGCATCACGTGAAGCAAGTATGCTTTTCCATTCAGTAACTTTTATTACTCCTGGTGTTGATGGTTTAACTGCAACTAACGGTGCAAGAATAGAATGGTTAAATTGTTTTACTTATTTTGCTAACAGAAGCATTTATGCATTTGATAGTGCAGTTGGTAAAAAATCAGATGGAAAAACAAGAATAAGATTAGGTGGTATATCTGGAACTTTTTCAGCAGGAAATACAATAACATTTACATCAAGAGATGCATCAACTGTAGCAACAGTAACAGCTGAAAGCGTAGATAACGATATCATAATAGTAGACGGAAAAGATACAAGTCTAATAGATTTCGATACTACACCTCAAAGTATTTCAAATGGTGCTGGAGCAACTGCAACAAATATTTTAAATGTTGATGTTAAAGATTTTGGTGCAGAAATAAGAACAATAGCATCAGCATCAGTATATGGAAACTTTGGAATTGTAGGAGATGGACCCGGAGTATTAGTATATGCAATAGGACATAATGTTGCATACATAGGTACAGGAAAAGAAGTTACTAATGACCCAACAGCAGCAATACAAGCTAATGAAACCTCTGCAACTAATGATGCAAAAATTAGATTTAGTAGTGTTGACCATAAAGGGGATTTTAGAGTAGGCGATTTATTTCATGTTGAGCAGGATACAGGAACAGTAAATTTTGCTGCAAATAATTTGAATATTGATCTTACTTCTGGAGCAACTTTTACTGATGGTTCTAACACAACTTTTATAAATGGATCCAGGATTGATACAGGAAATTTAAGACTTAGTGGAAACACACTAGAAACTGTATCAGGAGATTTACAACTTGATGCCGCTACAAATTTAATTCAATTACAAGATCCTACAAATATAAGTAACAATCTTACTGTGCAAGGAAATGTTACTTTAGCAAGTGGTGTAACAATTTCCGATCCTTCAGCAATTAATATAACTATTCCTGCAAATATTGCTAGTGATATTATACCAAGTGAAGATAATGTTTATTTCTTAGGAACATCTGCAAAAAAATGGAAACAATTAAACATAAGCGAAATTTTTGTAGATGATTTTTTAATTAATACAAATAGAATTCAAGTTACTAATAGTAATGCTGATTTAGAACTTAGTGCAAGCGGTACAGGAAAAGTTTTATTTCCTGGAAACGATGTTCAAGTAGATAACAATTTTACAGTAGGAGGAACTACTACTTTACAAGATGTTGTTGTAAATGGCACAGCAACAATAAATGGAAACATTACACAATCTGGTGATATTACTGTAAGTGGTAATACAACAATTACAAATAATTTAAATGTAGGAGCAGATGCTCAATTTGAAAATATTATTATAAGTGGTAATACAATAACAACGACAGATAGTAATAGTCCTTTAGAACTAAATGCTAGTAATGCAGGTGTTGTTAATATTTCCAATAATAATGTAAATGTTAACAATAACTTAATTGTAAATGGCACACTTACAGCTAATAATCTTAACACATCTAACGTTATTACAGGAAGTGAATTTGCAACTAGTAGTATTCTTATTAAAGAAAACTTTATCACAACAACTGATTCTAACAGTGATTTAGATCTACGTGCAAATGGAACTGGTGGAATAAACCTAGAAGGTATAAATGTTAACAATACAACAATAACATCAACTTCTACTTTGAATTTCGATCCAGCCGGAGGATCAGTTATTATAGATGGAACCGGCGCATTAGTTATACCTAAAGGAACTACAGCTCAAAGAGATACAACTTTAGGTGCTGGACAAATTAGATTTAATACAACATTATCTCAATATGAAGGTTATGACGGAGCAAACTGGTTTAATTTAACTGGAGTTCAAGATAGGGATAATGATACAAAAATTACAGCTGAATTAAATCCTGGAGATAATGATAATACAATAAGATTTATTGTAAGTGACAACGTTGTTGCAACACTAAACAGCACTAGATTTGAAGTGCCAGAAGTACAAGTTGATGACATCAATATAAACGGAAATGTGATAAGTACTACTACAGCTGATACAGATCTTCAATTTTCTGCTAATGGAACTGGACAAGTTAAATTTGAAAATTTTGGAGTAAGTGGTAGCACAATTACAAATACTGTAGCTGATGAAGTAAGTGTTTTTGAAAATTCAGGTACAGGATACGTAAAATTTAGTGGTACATATGGTGTAGTTTTACCCGTAGGTAACACAAGTGCTAGAGGATCTGTAGCAACAGGAATGATAAGGTATAACACCGACGATGAAAGAGTTGAATTATATGATGGTGCAAGTTGGACAAGTGTTGCAGGTAGTTCAGGTGGTATTAACTTTGGACAAGCAAAAGATTTAGCAGTTGAATTGGCACTAATATTAGGATAGAAAATGGCAGTACAAGTAAAAAATAGAGTAGTAAAAAATGTAGGCACAATTCCAGTAGTTGTAGCTGAAACCGATCCTAGTAAAAGGCAAACTGTGATAGGACTAAGTATTACTAATTTAACAAATGGTTTTTTGACAGTGAGTATTCTATTAGACGATGATACATCAGTAAGTGGTTATTATTTAAAAGATGCATTACTTGCATCAGGAACAAGTTTAAGAGCTGTATCAACAGGTGAAAAACTTGTGCTAGGAACAAATAACAAATTAAAAGTACAAGCAAACGCCGATGATGCAGTCGACGTAATTGTTAGCTTTGTGGAGACAACATAATGACTTATTATATTGGAACAGGACCTCAAGAAGTTATTGGTAGTTTTATCAAAAGATACTTTTACGGTTTACGTAGAAATGACGATGGTGAATTGTTTTTAGTACGAGGCGATCAACTTTCTGGTACAGAAGATCCAGTTACAGTAAATGAAATTGGTATTGCTGCAGAATCTTTTTTAGACTTTGAAGAAGGTATTGATTTCTTAAGTGGAATAGATGAAAATCACAATGTTGTGTATGATAACTTAAGATATCCGCAGTTTAAATGGGATTCAAGAGCATTATCTTACAAAATTGATTATAGTGATGGACAATTTGTTCAAAGATTATCGTCAGATGACGTATATCCATCAGGCATCTCATCACCGGGTTATGGAGATGGTGATGATACAAAGGTTATTAAAAATAACAAATATTCAGAACCGAGCGGAGACTACTAATGGCAGAATTTACCCTAGATAGGTTTAAGTATAGATGGAGAGGTGATTGGTCAGCAGCCTCTGATTACAGAAAAGATGACATTGTAAGACTCAACGGAAAAAGTTATGTATGCGTAGTAACACACACTGCAAGTGCGTTATTTAGAGATGATCTAAATGCAACATTACCTGGATCAGTCCCGCCACAACCACAACCTAAGTGGGTAGTAATGACAAGTGGCAGATTTTTTACAGGTGCTTGGACAACTGCAACAGCATATAATAAAGGTGATTTAGCTGTCTATGAAGGTAGTGTATATGAATGTTCAACAAGCCACACGTCTACTACGTTTGGCACCGATTCTCTTTATGTTGAACAAACTCCATATCCGACTGATTTAAATTGGAAACTTTATGTTTTAGGAAACAAATATAGTAGCAATTGGGATACTGGATTGTCTTATGGGTTAGGACAATTAGTAAAGTATGGCGGTATAATTTATAAATGTATTAAAACACATGTTAGCACCGTGTTTGAAGATGACATTTTAAATTGGGAAAGATTTTATGAAGGTGAAAATTATCGCGGAGCTTGGACACATGATACTGCTTACACAATAAATGATCTTGTAAAATATGGTGGTAGTATTTTTAAATGTACAGTATCTCATCAATCAAGCCATAGCGAAATAGACAATGCAAAATTTGAATTGGCTCTTCTAGGAAGCCAACACGATGGAGAATGGAGTGATACAGTCACATACAATCAAGGCGACATTGTAAGATATGGCGGTGTCTTATACTATGCAATCAACAATAATAAGGATAGTAATCCTTCGCAAATTTTAGCGGCAGACCAAGATGATAGTACTATTGATTGGATTGTTTTAGTAAAAAGTTATAATTTTAGAGGACAATGGTCTAAAAAAGATAACAAAACTGAATTTATAAATGTAACTGTAGGCACAGACACTTCAACATCAAAAGTTTCAGGTAATTTTTACATGGACGGTGTAGAAAATGGACCAGTAGCAATACGTACAGGTAAGGTGTATATTTTTAATCAAAATGATCCTAGTAACACAACTTTTAATACTAACCAACCATTGCTTTTCAGTAAAACAATAAACGGTACAATAGGTGGTGGTTTAGTTTTAGGTAACGAAAGTGATGCTAACGGAGATCCTACAATTATAATAAAATACAGTCTGGACGGAGTAGAAGTTACTCAAGAAAATTATGTATCAGGATTTACATCAGCAACAAGAAGATTTATAAGTTTTCAAACTAATAAAACAGTTCCTAGTACAGTTTATTATTATGGTACCTCTGCAAATATGGGCGGCAGTTTAAATGTTTCAGAAAATCCAATAATTTATCCTTATCATAGAGAATATAAGACAGGAGATGTAGTACAAAGAGGCGGAGATCTTTATTATGCAGTTCAAGATGTAACAATATCAGATGGTGATAACAGTAGTATTGATTGGCAAGATTCTGAAAGATGGGAAAGACTTGCATCAGGCACAGTGTTTTCATCAGGATGGAAGGCCGGAGAATATTACGCATACAATGAAGTAGTAAACTTTATGGGTACAGCATACGTGTGTACTGTTGAGCATGAAAGTACATTAAATAACTATCCTGGTGATAGTGGTAGCGGATATAATTACTGGCAAGTAATAGTTCAAGAAGGAATAAGAGGAGCACTTTGGGAAAAAGGTGACATGCTTACTTTTGGCACGTCAAGAGATTTAGCAGGAGACGAATCCACACTAGGTGATAAAAGATTAGTCATAGGAGAAGCTAATGAGGTAATGAGCGTAAGTAATGAATTAGAAATGTTTTGGAGGAAACAACTAGAAGATAGCGATACAATTTATGTTGCAAATAACGGAGTCGACGATGTAAAAAATGGATTCGGTTTATCTCCAAAATCACCTTTCAAAACTATAAGGTATGCTTGCGAATATGTTGAAGACAATTTCCCTCAAAGTGTGTTAAGTTTTACACCTTCTGCTGCAAATTATGATCCATTCACAGGAGTTTTAGAGCTTACAATAGGAAGACACAATCTACAAATACTTGATAAAATAACAATTAATCCTGCAAGTTTAACTTTTACTTGCGGATCAGATGGCAATGTTACACAGGTTGCTTATCCACGAGCTACAGATCCTGCTGGTAAATATGCTGAACTAGTAATTACAGCAAGATCAAGCACAACTATCACTGTTAACGTAGGTACATCTTCAGAAACAAGTGTACATACTTTTGTTAGTTCATCCGCTTCAAGTATAAATTATTCTGAACCAATTGTAACAACCAAAATTTTTGTTGCAACAGGTGCATACGACGAAGTAGGTCCAATTACTATACCAGCAGGGTGTGTAGTAATGGGAGACGAACTTAGATCAACTAAAGTTAATGCATCTAGAGCTATACCAAATTATGCAAGCATGTATACATACGTGCAAGATTATACAATTAGAATGAAACAGATAATAGGACAAGTTGTTCTATTACAGGTTGCAAGTTTAAATGAGAATAATACCAATACACAAAATTTAGACGGACCAGCAGGAACAGAAACCGCTGTTGCAAAAATTACGCAATTGATAGACGACTTTGAAGCATACTTAGATTTTAGACTAGCATCTGGTGATGCAGTAACAATGACTGGTAGTAATAATCCTAATACAAATCAAGAAGACACAAATTCAGCATCTATATTAAGTAGAAATATAGATCTTATTGCTGACGAAGTTGTTTTATATGTTGATTCTCTATATACAACTACAATACCATCAGAAGAAATACGTTCAGATGTGAAACATATGCTTAGAGGTATTATAAGAGATCTTAATTATTCAGGAAATTACGCTACAATAATGTCTGGTAGAAGGCTTGCAAACAGTGTTGAAGGTTGCCAGCTTGATGATTTATTTTGGGTAAGAGATACAACTGGTTTAAGAAATCTTACCACAGATGGATTATCTGGTGTACTTAATCCATCTGGTGTTTATGAAGAATACCAAAGACCTACAGGCGGAGCTTGCGTTGCACTAGATCCTGGTTGGGGTCCAGATGATAGAAGAACTTGGATTAATAGAAGATCACCTTACATTCAAGGTGTAACAAATCTCGGCACAGCTTGTATTGGTAAGAAAATTGATGGAGCACTACATAATGGCGGTAACAGATCGATGGTATCAAACGACTTTACACAAGTGCTTAGTGATGGTATTGGAGCATGGGTAGTAAATAATGCAAGAACTGAATTAGTATCTGTGTTTACATATTATTGTCAAGTTGGATATCTTGCTGAAAATGGTGGGATTATTCGTGCAACAAACGGAAATAACTCTTACGGAAAATACGGATCTATTGCACAAGGAACAGACCCTAATGAAACTCCACAGGCCTGTTTAGTTAACAATCAACAAAATGAAGCTATAGTAAATCAAGCTATAGCAGGTGGTGCAAATGACGAGTTTTTAGTTTTTGAATACGATCATTGTGGTGAACAATATACACAGGCTAGTGCAGAAATTGAAGGAGCTGGTGCAGATGTAGATGTTCAATTTACTGAATTTAGAGACGGAGCATTATCAAATGCTAGACTAATCAATACTACAGGTTCAGGACAAGAAGGCGGTTCAAATTATTTAATCAAACAAAATTCAGCACAGGTCACAAGTAACAACACTAGTATTATACTTAATGTAAACGATACTACACAATTTGAATCAGAAATATTAGGTATGAGAATATTTATTGTGGGCGGTACAGGTGTAGGACAATATGCTGAAATAAAAGCATTTACAGTAGGTACAAAATTAGTTGAAGTCAAAAAAGAATCAGATGGTACAGATGGATGGGACCATGTGCTTTCTGGTACACCTATAGAGCCTGCACTTGATGCTACTACTATATACAGAATAGAACCTAGAGTGTACTGCAACAAACCTGCATTCACACAAAACTTTACTCCTGTACCATCAGCAGGCCGTGTATGGGTTGATGTTGTGCAAGGTGGCACTACTGCAACATATGCAAATATTACTGGTGGTGGAGGTACAGGACAAACACCAGATGGTCCTGCAATAAATGCAATATGGACTGTAGTAAGAGCAGGAAAAACTTATTCAGTAACTAATATTAATCCAGGAGCAGGTTATGCTGTTAATGATACAATTACTATTCCTGGTACAAGTTTAGGCGGCACAGCACCTGCAAATAATATTGTAATTACTGTAACGAGTAATAGTGATGATAGTACAAACAGTATTCAAAGTTTTACATTCACAGGCACACCAAGAGGTGAAAGATTTGTTGCATCAGATGCCGTGGGTGTAGCTGCATATAGTGATGATGGTGCTAATTGGTTAGAAGTAAATTTACCATACACAGGCAATTTTACAAGAATGATTGCGGCTAATAATAGATTTTTAATTTTAAGCAGTCCTGATAATAAAATAGCTTTTAGTTTAGACGGACAAAACTGGACACAACGATCACTACCTGTAAATGCTACTTGGTCTGATATAGCTTATGGTAACGGTAAATTTGTTATTATTTCTCCAACTACAGATACATTTTTATATAGTTCAGACGGATTAACTTGGAATTCAGGCAACATGCCTAGTGGAGACGATTCTACTGGTGACGAATGGTTAGCTGTAGAATACGGCCAAGGAAGATTTTTAGCAATTACAGGATCACAAACTAGAGATGCAGCTTATAGTACAAATGGAGAAACTTGGGTAAGATTAAATCAAGTATTACCTAACTATGGTGGTAACCAACCAGGATGGATAGATTTAAGATATGGTGCAAATAGATTTGCGGCACTGGCTAATGATGGAAAAATGATATTTAGTTTTGATAAAGGTGCTACATGGATCAATGGTACTGATGCTCCAAGTATTGACGGTTCTACTCCAATGAATTGGAAAAGAATGAAATACAATCAAGGTGTATTTTTTGCAATTTGTGATACAGGTGGAGTAGACATGGGAGACGATCCAACCACTGGGCCTACAGATTATGTTGCCAGCACAGAAGACGGAGTATTATGGACTGAACGTACATTGGATTATGTAGGAACTTATTCAGCACTAGGTACAGCAGTTATAGATAACAAGCCAACATTCTTAGTATTTAGAAATACCGAAACAAACAATGCGTTTGGTAAAATAGAATTAGGATGTCAGGCAAAAGTACGTGCAAATATTACAGGTGGATCATTTAATAGTATAAAAATTTGGGAATGTGGAAGTGGATACACATCGGCAAATAATGTTACATTATCTATTGTTGATAATCAATATGTATCTGAAGTTGAATACACACTATTTAGGAAGAATGGTGTGTTAGCACAACCAGATTTTGTTAATAGGGGAACTGGTTATAGATCAAGCACAAGTAGTATTAATTTAGAAGGAAATGGATTTGCTGAAATAGTACCAGAGGCAAATAGTGTAGTGCTTTCAGGTGTCGATAAAGATTTACCTGGACCAGGTGTGCAAATAAAATTTACTTCAATTCTTGACACATTAACTGACGATCCAGATGACTTAAAATTGTTTACAGGTGTAGGTGCAGTAGATTTGGGAGATGATGGATCCGGAAATAATACTAGATTAGTAAGATTTACAATTTCTCCTAGTCTTAAAAACGAAAATAATCTACAACATGGTACAGCAGTGCAGTTACGTACTAGGTATAGTCAGTGCAGGGTAACTGGACATGATTTCTTAGATATTGGAACAGGTAATTTCCTACAAACAAATTATCCAGATCTTTATGCAGGCGGCGCATACTTTACAGCATCTCCTGAGAATGAAGTTACTGAATCAACTGGTGGTAGAGTATTTTATGTTAGTACAGATCAGGACGGTAACTTTAGAGTTGGTGAACTTTTTGGAGTAGACCAAGCTACAGGTGTAGTTACTATTAGTGCTGAATTTTTTGATTTAGATGGATTGTCTGAACTAGCGTTAGGCGGAGTTAGACTTGGTGGTACAGGTACAGTTGTAAACGAATTTTCAACAGATGTAACATTTAGTGCAGATAGCAATAATATTATCCCAACACAGAAAGCCATTGCTACATTCTTAGCAGATAGATTATCTGTAGGTGGTTCCGATCTGGAAACAAATAGTATTGTTGCAGGTCAGGTACAAATAGGCACAGAAAATAATATTATTAATAACTTAGCTGGCACATATTTAAACATTCCAAGAAGAGTAAATTTTGAGGGTGCAGATGCATTAGGAAATCCTGCAAACTTAGGCGGAAGTTATATGGCACAGATGATGTTTATGAGAAGACTTAACCATGATGGACAGTAATATAGATAAATACAAACGGAGTATGAAATGGCTGAATTTAAACTAGGTAGATTAAGATTTGTTTGGAAAAACAACTGGGGATCATCAACGGTATATTACCAAGATGACGTTGTGTATTATGCAGGTAAAATTTATATTTGTGTAATTGGACACACTAGTAATGCAGATTTTTACACAGATCTAGATATATCACCTTCAAAATGGAATTTAGTAAGTGAAGGACAAACTTGGAAAGGTGATTGGCAACCACAAGTAAAATATGTATACGATGATATTGTTAGGTATGGTGGTAGACTTTATATAGCACAAGCTGTACATACATCAGCATCAGACTCTACTACAGGATTAGAAGCTGATTCAGCTAATTGGGAAGTTTACGCAGAAAGCGTTGATTGGAAAGGCGATTGGCAAACTAGTTTTGATTATAAAGTAGCCGACTTGGTCAAATACGGCGGCAGCACATACGTTTGTAATTCACATCATATATCTGCAGACAGCACAGCATTAGGTTTAGAAAATGATCTTTCTAAATGGACATTGTTCAATCAAGGTTTTGATTACAAAGGATTGTGGGCAACAGGCACACGCTATAAAGTAAATGATGTAGTAAGATTTGGCGCCAACCAATGGATTGCAACAGCTTATCATACAGCGGCTTCAACATTTGCTGCAGATTCTGCAAATTGGGAAAAATTTGTAGACGGATTTCAATATGAATCAGAATGGGTATATTCTGCAAGTTATCAAATTGGAGATATAGTAAAATATGGCGGCAATACTTATATTGCACTAAGAGATAATACTGATACAGCCCCGACAAGTTCGGCAGCAGACTGGAATTTATTTTCAGAAGGATTAAGATTTGTAGGAACTTGGGGTGATGATTCAACAGCGTATGAATATTATGTAGGTGATGTTGTAAGATTAGGCGGACATACATATAGAGCCATACAAGATCATACAAGCCAAAAACCACCAAATGCTACATATTGGGAAAAACTTACTTCAGGAATTAACTGGAGAGGTGTGTGGTTAGATGATAGAGAATATTTTGTTGGTGATGTTGTACGGTATGGAGATAACTCATATTTTTGTGTGCAAAATCACATATCAGAAGGCGACGATTATTCATCAGTTGGCACACCAGCAGGAGGATTTGATGGCGGTAATGAAAATTCAAGACCAGATCAAGATGTAACTGGAACCTACTGGAATACATTTGTTATAGGTAGCGAAACCTCAGTGCTTACTACTAAAGGTGATTTAGTATACTATGGTGGAGCAGGACCAACAAGATTACCTATAGGTTCAGATGGACAAATATTACAAGTATCCAATACTGGTGTTCCGGAATGGACAACACTTGAATCTGCTGATGATGTTTACTATGTAGCTGAACATGGTGTTGATAGTCCATCACCGACCTACGGAAAAAATATTGACAGACCATTTAGAAGCATAAGATATGCTACAGAACAAATAGACAAAGGTACAAAAGCACCTAGTGCAATCAAACTTTTAGAATTAAACAGAAGATTTATACAAAGAGAAATAGTTGAATGGACAGATTACCAAATTGCAAATAATACATCACCATTCACAACAAGTTTTACATACGATAGTGCAAAATGTGAAAGAGATATGGGCTACATAATTGACGCCTTTATGTGGGATCTTGCACATGGCGGTAATGAAAGATCAAGAGCTGCGGCATTAAAATATGTAACAGAGCCTGGACAGTTTTACACTTTAGGGCAAGAAGCAGAAACAGTAGCAAGTATTAATTATGGAATTACCTTGATACAAAAAGTTTTAAACAATGAAGCACCAGCTGTAAATTATCAAACAACTAACGGTGATAATTCAACAGCTATTGTAACACAATATATAGATACAGCGTTAGGCAAACAAGCAGACGCAGTATACGAAAGCACAGCAGGAGCAAGTTATGGCGGTACATCAATTAGCAACGGCGGCGGAGGTGGATCCGGCGGCGGTGGCGGCGGTGGCGGAGGAGGCTACTAATGGCAACAATTTATGAAACAGTTCAAGCGTTAGGAAAAATTGTTACTGATGCAATTACAGCAGGTAACAGTAATAATATTCCCGCAAAAGTAAGAAGAAACACATTAATACGAGTAAGCACTGGAAGATATCAAGAAGTACTGCCAATTATTGTTCCAGCTGATTGTTGTATTATGGGTGATGAATTAAGATCAGTAAACGTACAACCTAGAACAGTTTACAATGCAAAAACTTCACTTACTCCTCGTACTGATATACATTTTTCGGTTAGAGCTTTAGAAAGACTTGAAGCTGTAATAGGAGATATTGTTGACGGTAGTACAGTCACAAAAACTTCAGTAGGTCCAACTCCAAATACAAGAACACAAGTACAATCTTGGCCTTATGCAGAAACTGCAACGGTAAAACCAGCAGTTAAAAAATTAGCTAGAAATATTAAGCGTAGGGTAGATGTTGGTTTAGCAGAAAAAAGGGAAATAAATTATCCTAAGTCTTATAATATGACTTCACCAGCTGAAGAGTATGGTAAGCACAGAGATCTTGTTTTACTAAACAAAAAATTTATACAATCAGAAATCACAGGTTATATTACTGATAATTACCCTTCACTAAAATATAGCAAAACTAAGTGTAAACAAGATGTTGGATTTATACTTGATTCGTTAGCATATGATTTATCATATGGTGGTAATTGGCAAAGTGTAAAAGCTGGAGAAGCTTATTTTGAAGGAACTAATTTACAAATTAATTCAAGTGAAAAAACTGCTACACTTGCTGCTTATGGTTATTTAAAAGAACTTGTACAAACAGTAGGTAGAGGTGCAACTGTAAGCCCTATTTTAAATGATGATAGTGAAACACAAATTACAGGAACATATTTAGGCGGTAATTTAACAACAGCAAGTTTTGCAGCAAGTAGAGTTCAAGATGTAATTAACATAATTACAAATGGTAGTGGCACAGTTGCAATTACAAAACCAAGTTTATCATCAGTAAGTGCTGGATTACAAGGTGCTTATGATAATCTTAGAGATAATATGGATGTAATTGGTGAAAAAACAATTGACTTCATTGGTGAAAACTTTGGCACATTTAAATATAAACCTGCAAAATGTCGTAGAGATCTAAATAAAATTATTAGAGATACTGCGTTTGATGTTGCTTTTGGTACTAATTTTAATGCTGTATATACTGGACTTTCATATATGAGAGAGACTGTAAGTAACACTTACTTACTAGGTAGTCAAAAGGTTCAAACAATTGGTGCAATAAGAAATACAAGAGATGTATTATCAGCCGCAGTAACAGAAGACGGATCTAGTGCTTCTGGATCAAGTGGTGCTGATACAAGATTAAAAGCGGCATTCAATGAAGTTGTCAACATTATTAACAGTGGTACACCAGGTACAGCGGCACCAGGAGATGGTGTTGTAGATGCTATTACATTTCCATCACCGGTAGGTGTTGATCAGAATAGGGTTGATGCTAAAGACAATTTGATAGCTAACAGAACTTATATAACATCAGAAATTATTGCTTGGATAGAAGTACAAATTGCTGGAGCTGTAGGCATATGGAATGGATTTACATTTGATAGAGAAAAATGTCGTAGAGATGTAGGACAGATTGTTGATGCAATGACATACGATATTCTTTACGGAGGAACTCACGCTACTACAAGAGTTGCAGAATCATATTTTGAAAACGGAGTTCAATTATACGGTGCAGGACCGCAAACTGCTGCATCTTATGCTAGATTAGCTACTGTATTGTCACAAATTGTGCAAGAACAAGCAGTAACAACATCAGCAGGAAATAGTGAAACACAAACAACTCCAGGAACACCTGCAAGTGCAACAGAAGGTGCAGAAGTTGATGCAAAAATGCAAATTATCGAAGATGTTATTACAGCAGGAAACACAAATAGTTTGCCAGCGGCAGTTTTCCCTAACACATCTTCACAGGCAACAGCAGAATATCATAATGCTTATCTTAATATAGAAACAGATAAAAATGATGCTATTAAAGCTACTATACAATACATTACAGATACTTATAGTGGATTTAAATATGATCATGCAAAATGTACAAGAGATTTAAAATTTATTGCTGAAGCTGCAGGATATGACTGGATGTTAGGTACAAATGCTGCAAGCGTTTTTGCCGCATATAGTTATTTAAGAGCGCCAAGTAAAAAAGTTTTAGGAGATCAAAAAACTGCAACCATTGCCGCTAACGAATATGCAAGGACACTTGCTGTTACTTATTTAGGAGGTAATAGCACAGCTATAAATGGACTTAACGATACATGGCAGTGGGTAGAAGATATTATTTGGAGCGGATCGGCTGAAGGCGGAAACGATGCTGTATCTGATATAGAAGTTTGGAATGGATACAGACAATTAGAATTAAACAAAGATTTTATTGTTGACGAATGTATTGCACATGTAGATAATTTCTTTGAGCAAACTGTTACAAGTATTGACACTTCTAACAATAGATTAACTATTGCTGATACAGGAATGTTATATGTAGGTATGCCACTATATTTTAAACAAGGATCAGATTCAACTGATGTATTAACAAATGCAAATTTATTAGCAAGTCCTACAATTTACTATGTAAGACAAATTACAGGAGATACAACTTTTACAGTATCTGATCAACTCTACGGTAACGAAGTCACACTTAATGAGTACGGAGAAGGATTTAAGGTTTGTAAACAATACGATTACAATGTTGATCTTTGTAAGCGTGACTTAACTAGATACATTGATGCAATTAAATGGGATCTACAATGGCCACAACAGTGGGTAAGAAATTATTCAGTAAGTGATAGTGAAAATAACACAACAGAAATTACAATTTACTTACCAGCAGTTTACAAAACAAAATTAGCATCTAGATACTATGTAAACAGTGTAAATGGTTCTCAAGAAGAGGATATGTACTATTTGAGAAACAACACTGGTTTACGTTTAATGACAGTAGACGGCCTAAGAGGAGATTTAGGTCCTGCAAATGCTTTTGGAACAAGTAGACCATCAGCAGGTGCATATGCTTCGTTAGATCCAGGTTGGGGACCAAAAGACGAAAGAGTGTGGATCTCAGCTAGATCACCGTATGTACAAAATGTAACAACATTTGGTTTTGCGGCTACAGGTCAAAGAATTGACGGAGCATTGCATGATGGCGGTAACGATTCTATTGTTAGTAATGATTTTACACAAGTTATCTCCGACGGTATTGGTGCACACATTCTAAATAATGGTAGGGCAGAACTTGTTTCTGTGTTCTCATACTATGCACACATAGGTTATCTTGCAGAAAGCGGTGGTAGAATTAGGGCTACAAATGGTAATAACTCTTATGGTACATTTGGTTCTGTTGCTGAGGGAGTAGATCCTGATGAAACAGCAGTTACAGCTATAGTAGATAATAAATTCCAATATAATGCAACTATAGGAAAAGTATTTACTGATGCCGCTGATGAAATTTACACATTAGAATATTCACATGCAGGTAATGCATATACAGAAGCTGTAATAGATATTTTCGGAGCAGGTACAAGCGAAAATCTTGTTATGGAAGATTTTAGAGACGAAGCTGTTTCTCAAGTACGAATTACAGAAATTGACGATTCATCTGGAAATCCAGATGCAGTAGCTGGTGGTACAGGATATTTGGTTGTATCTAACACTGCTCAAACAGGTTCAGGTACAAGTATTACACTTGCGGCAACTGATGGTAATTCAAGCACTGCATATCCTGGAATGGCAATTTACATTACAGCTGGTGCTGGTGCAGGATTGTATGCAAGAATAGATACATATAATGCTGGATCAAAAGTAGCAACGGTTGTAAAAGAATCAGACGGTACAGCAGGTTGGGATCATGTAATTCCAGGAAAGACTTATACTAATCCTAACAGTAGTTCAACCTATCAAATTGAACCAAGAGCTACATTCGCTGCACCGCTCAAAGTAAATGGATTTGCATCAAGTGCTATTACATCAGGCACTTGGACAGATGTACACATGGTAGAGACATCAGCACAATATACAAACGTTGCTGTCACTACTAATAGTGATGGATTAGGTGCAACATTTGATATTACTAGAAATGGAAGTAAGTATTATGCTTCATTAAATAGTGCAGGAAGCGGATATACAAGATTAGATACAATTACAATTCCGGGAACTAGTGTAGGTGGTGCTACAACTGCTAATGATATTACTATTACAGTTACAGCAATCAATGGCACAGGTGGAATTACAGGATTTGATTTTGATGGATTAGGTAGAAAAGGAGTGCTTATTGCATTACCTTCCAGCGGAACAGGTGCTCAAAGAAGTTTAGACGGCTTAACATGGACAGCTGAAACTTTAGCTACTAGTGCTTCTTGGACCAATCAAACACACGGTTTAATTGATGACGGTTCAACTACATATAGAGCAGGATACGCAATAGTTGCAGGTTATGACGGAGGTACTACAAAAGTAAATTATAGTACTGATACAGAAACATGGACAGCACCAGGAGCTCAACCAGCGTTGACTACAACATCAACAGCAGATATTGCTTTTGGACAAATTACTGCAAGTACAGGTAGATTTGTGCTTATTGCTGATAATGATAGAGATGTTGCTTACTCAGACGATGGTGGACAAAGTTGGACAACAACTACTAACGCATTGCCTAGTACAGGTTATACAGCTATAAAATTTGGACAAGGAAAATTTGTAGCAGTAAAATCAGGCACTCAAAACGTAAGTCACTCACCAGATGGGATAACTTGGACTGAAGTAGCTACTGGATTACCAGCTACACATGCATGGACTGATATAGAATATGGAAATGGTAGATTTTTCTGTATTGCTTCAGACAATGTACAAGGTGCATTTAGTTTAGATGCAGGAGCAACTTGGACAGCTTCAACTATTACTACTGATGGCGGAGCTTTGCCGAGACGTATTAAGTACGGACAAGGTATGTTTGTGGTAACTACAACTGATACAGACGCAGTATCATATAGTGAACACGGCGTATATTGGCCAACTCAGCATACTGTTCAAAATTCTACAAATGGATACAGTGCAATAAGTTTTGTTGATAATGATAGCGATCCAAAATTTGTTTGTATACAAAGTGGCGCAAGTGCAACAGCTGCAATCACAACTAAACTAGGAGCAACAGCCAAAGGCAGAGCTGGTGTTGCTAACGAGAAAGTTTTTGAAGTAAGACTTTATGATCCAGGTTCAATGTACGGTAGCGGTGCACCAGCATTGACTATAACTGATCCTAATAATGTTAATGACGTATTATTTACAGTGAGAAATGGAGATGGTGTGCTTGCACAACCTACATTTGTAAACAGAGGAAGTTCTTTTATTACAGCAACAGCAGAAGTAAATGATAACAATAGTAATGGTTATGCAGACTTTTTCCAAGCAGGAAATTTTGTTGCTGTCAGACAGCTTTCTACAGTTCCAGTAAATGGCTCTAACGTAGTGTTTGATAGTTTACCAAACAAAGTATTTAAATTGGTGAATACTGTAAGTAGGATTGGTACTCTTGATGGCACATACACAGCATTTTTACAATTATCACCAGACATGGAGATTGAAGATACTCCTGCACACGGTGATAATGTAACACTTAGAATTAGATATTCACAGGTACGTTTAACAGGACACGACTTCTTGGATATCGGCACTGGTAACTTTGACGATACAAATTATCCAAATGAAGTTTATGGAGATCCAGTTAATCCGCCAGATCAAACAAAAGAGACTACTGAATCAAATGGTGGACGAGTATTTTACACTGCAACCGACCAAGATGGTAACTTTAGAGTTGGCGGATTGTTTAGTATTGAGCAGGCAACTGGTGTTGCAACACTTAATGCTGAAGCGTTTAATATTGCAGGATTGCAAGAACTTACATTAGGTGAGGTTACACTTGGAGGAAACTCTGCAAGTGTTACAGAATTTAGTACAGATCCATTTTTTACAGCTAACTCAGATTCTGTTATACCAACACAACGAGCTATTAAGGCATACATTGAGGCGCAAATCGGTGGCGGACAAGCATCACTTATAGTTAACAGTGTAACAGCTGGTGATATTTTTATTAATACCAACCAAATAACTACTGTTACAGGGAGTCCGATAAATATAAAAGCTAACATAAACTTCCAGGGTGCGGTAGTTGGTGTACCGTTAGCGTATAATTACTTTTTTAGATAATGGAGAAATAGAATGGCAAATGGAATATTAGGCAGAAATGAACTGGCAGCTACAACAAATACAACTGTGTATACAGTACCTGCGGACACTTTTTCTGTTGTAACGATCAACGTTGCAAACAGAGGAGCAAGTCCAAGAACTGTAAGGCTTGCTTTATCAGATGCAGCTACACCAGCTAATGCAGACTACATTGAATATGATGTTGAAATATTAGCAAACGGTGTTCTTGAAAGAACTGGTATTGTAATGGACGCAGGAAAAAACATTGTTGCATATGCTGACAGTTTAGGATGTTCTGTTCAAGTATACGGTTTAGAAACAGCAACTAGTTAAGATAAATATCTATAGGAGAAGGAAAAAACATGGCAAGAATTGTATCATTAGGTGTAAAACCAACACCAAACTTTGTGAAGATGCCAAACGTGGAAGTTACTTCGGGAATAAATGCTGACAGTAACAAAGCCTATTGGGTAGACACTGATGGAGGATCAGTAACACTTACTCTTCCTGCTAATCCTTCAATGGGCGATATTGTAAGAATATTCGATGTACGCAATACATTTGATTCTAACAACTGCATAGTTGATAGAAACGGACATAATATAATGGGTGCAGCTGATAATTTAACAGTAAGCACAGAAGGAGCTGCATTTGAATTAGTCTATTACAATGCAACTTATGGTTGGCGTATCTTTACAATTTAAGGAACAGAGTACATGGCAAGTTACAGCAGTTTTAAAAAAGTTGACACAGAAGCTATTATTGATGGCACAATTGAAGCAAGCGATTTAGGTCCAGGCGCAATTGATACTGCTGAAATACAGAATAATGCAGTTACTGGCGGAAAATTTGCCACTGGTCAAGTCGGTGCTGATCAACTTGCAAGCACATTAGATATATCAGCAAAAACTGTTACATATAGACCTATTGTAAATGCAGACATTAGTAATAGTGCAGCGATAGCAGGTAACAAACTTGCTCCAGGAGCAGCCACAACTAATTTAGGATACACACCGTTATCTGCAACTTCTGGTACAATGACTGGAAATTTAGCATTGACAGACGGTAGTGCAGGTTCACCATCAATAAAAGGCAGTGACTCAAATACAGGCATGTACATGACTGGATCTGACAATTTAAGATTTAGTGTAAACGGTACCGATGTAATGGTAATGGACAGCAGTGGCCGTGTACGAGAACCAAATAAACCTGCTTTTGCCGCATGTGGTACTCCTGGATGGTTATATGCTAACTCATTCGGAGGTACAGGTTGGAGAGAATTAGGCAGTGCAATGAGTTGGAGCGTGTCACATCAATATGGCGGATCAAATTTCAGTAACAGCAATGGAAGATACACAGCTCCTGTAAGTGGATGGTATCATTTCAGCACAATGTACTATTACTATAACAACACAAATAGCACAAACAGTTATCAACATCACATGTGGGCTAGAAATGGCAGTGTAACCATTTCACCAAGTAGTAGAAACCCATATGTGATCAACATGCATGGAAACACAAACAGTCACGATGACGGTGCGTGTTATAATATGATAATGTATCTAAATTCAGGACAGTATTGCAGTATTTACAATTACTTTGCAACAGGCAACGGAAGATTACATGCTGGACATCAAATTTTTAGTGGACAATTAGTAGGATAAGTTATGGCATCATATAGTAGTTTTAAGAAAATATCTGGAGAAGCAATAGTAGATAATGTTCTGACAGCAGGAGACGTTGCTACAAATGCTGTTGATACAGCAAAAATAGCAAATTCAACAGTCCAATCTGCAGATATAGATACAGGTGCAGTCAATTCAAATAAACTTGCAAGCTCAATTGATTTGTCTGGTAAGACAGTGACATATAGACCTATAGTTGACGGTGATTTAGGCCCAGGTGCAATAACTGGCGCAAATATGGCTAGTGGAGCAGCTGTAGCAAATCTTGGATACACTCCAGTTAATAGTGCTGGAGATACAATGGGCGGTCAACTTACAATGCAAGATGGCGCATTGATAAGATCAGGAAATTCAAGTAGCGGTATAGTTTTCAGTGGCCAAACAATTAGCTTACGTGAAGGCGGAAGTGACAGATTATATTATGATAGTTCAGGAAGACCAGTAGAATCAGCTAAACCTGCATGGATGGCATCAGGTAGAGGCGGTTGGAGATATGCAAACTCATATGGCGGACCTAGCAGTTGGAGAGAATTAGACGACATGGGTTGGAACTATTCAACACAAGGAGGAATAACCACTTCTAACAACTGTAGAGTCACAGTGCCTACAGCAGGTTATTATTACTGTTACTTGCAAACATATTGGTATAATGATTCAAATTCAACAAACGGATATACACATTGGAACATAGCACTGAACGGAGGTAATGGCCAAATGGTAACTGGACGTACACCTCACTCTATGTATGCATATGGACTTAGAAATAACTATGCTCCAGGCATTATGGTTGCTTATGTTAGATATCTTAATGCTGGACAGTATATAACACCTAGACCATATTTTGGTGGTAATCAAGGCAGACATCATGGTAACCACAGCTTGTGGGCAGGATATTTGGTAGGATAAGGAACAGAAATGGCAACATATGATAGTTTTAAAAGAATAGATAGCGATGCAATTATAGACGGACAGGTTCAAAACACCGACTTAGCTTCTAATTCGGTTGAAACTAGTGAATTAGCTGCAGGCGCTATTGAAACAGATAAAATTTTAGATGGTGCTGTAGGCACAACACAACTTAGTAGCACAGTTGATATTTCATCAAAGACAGTTACTTATAGAACCATTGCAAGTTCAGATATTAGTAATGCGGCAGCTATTGCAGGCTCCAAATTAGGTAGTGGCGCGATTGCAACCAACTTAGGTAATGCTCCATTAAATAAGCAAGGAGGTACTCATTCAGGTACATTAACTTTGCCTGCAGGTAACAGTAGTAGTGCAGCACTACAAAAAGACGGTGATGCAAATACTGGAATATCTTTTTCTGGAAACACAGTTTATTTAAGAGCAGGCGGAACAACGGGTTTACAAGTTAACAGCAATGACACAGTTACAAGACCCGCAACTCCAGCATTTCATGCATCTGGCACAAGTGGATGGAGATATGCTAACTCTTATGGTGGCATTAGATGGAGATCACTTAACGGAAACATGAGTTATGCACACGAACAAAGAGGTGGATCTAATTTTAGCAATGGTAATGGAAGATTTACAGCACCTGTTGCAGGCTTTTATCAATTTAATTTCAACACATATGCAAGAAATGACAGAAACAACAACCAAGGATATTATCACATGAGTTTTGGTATTAATGGTGGTAATGCTATGGTTGGAGGAAGAACACCACATGGAATATTTGGTCACAGTAATGCACAGAGATACTATCCGAACGGAACACATATGAGTTTAGGAACATACCTAAATGCAGGACAATATGTTGACGTAAGGGTGTACTGGCACAACAATCAAACTAGATTCCACGGTGCTCACACTCACTTTGACGGCTTTCTAGTTGCATAAATACTATGGAGGAATAGATGAGAAATATTGTTTTTGAAATTACAGACAACGAAGAAAAAGTGCTTAGGCATTATTGTATGGATCCGCAAGACTGGATTGAAAATGCAGTTGGACATCTTGTTGAACTTGCAAAAGACAAGTTATATGAAGCTGAGTTAAATAGAATTTTAGATGATCCTGGTGAAGCTACTCTTACAACCAGCAGAGATGATATAGTATCTAATTACAGGGGCCCATTAATGGGTAATCCAAACACATAGGAATAGAAAATGGCAGTACAGTACACAGTTCAAATTTCAGACGCAGATTACAGAGCATTATGTTATGTAACAGATAATCCTAACACATATGTTGACGAACATATTACAGAATACATTAGGCAAATGAAAGAGGATTTGATTAAAGTTATAATCAAACAGGAAATGGCGAAACCAGGTGTGAGATCTATTCCAGCTGATAAAGAAGCATTACTTACTGCGGCAAAAGTAAAATCTTGTGCTCAAATTGAAGCAGAAGATACCAAGAGGATGGAGCATATGGTTCAAAATCCAGACGCTATAGACGAAACAACTGAAGAAGCCATTCAACTTCCGGAAGCTCCTTAATTATTTAGATTTTTTAGATTTACTTTTTTTAGCAGGAGGAGTTTCTTCCTGCTTTTTATTCACAGCCATATCAAAATCTTTACCATCAAATATTTTTTCTTTCAAATATTGATAGTGTGTTGGCGAGTCATTTGCAAGCGTCTGAATATAATCTTTTTTCTGATCCCAGTAATCTTGCAACTGCTTTGTGTAAATTTCTGGAGCAGATCCGTTTCTTGCAATCATTAAATTTTCCAACACAGTCAGTTGTGTTTTGTTAGATGGAATGCATCTATTCCCAACAAAAATATCAGGAATACCTCCCATAGAAAGATCTCCTCTCAATTCATGTGATTGCAATAATGCATTTGCCATTACAGCTGGTAAACTTTCTGCTGAATTATTAAATTTAGGATCATCTAGTCTTGCATCCATTCTAATAAATTCTCCTGCAGCTCTCCAAAACTCTGTGTCTCTTCTTGAGCTTAAAGTGTAATGATAAGCTACAAAATACTTAAAACCAGTCATAATTTGTTTTACAACATAGTTAAAATGATCAACATGAGCTCTATTCACTTGTGGATTATGTAGTGTTTCGCACAATCTTAAAAGTATTTCTTGTACACTTAGTAATCCAGTAGATTCTAAAGGTTCAATAAATCCATAAGAAAGTCCAACGCCTACAACATTTTGTGTCCAGCATTTATGATATACACCATTTCTAATATCTATATGATCAAATTTTTCAATTTTTTTAGATCTTTCAGGATCATGATGTGCCATTCTATCACTGTCCAAATATGCTTTGAACTCAGCTTCTGCTTCTTCTTGTGTTATATATTTTTTGTCATATACATATCCTGCACCAATTCTATTGTATAACGGAATATTCCAACACCAACCGTGATCCCATGCTGTACAGTTGGTAACATTTTCCATTTCTTTATCTTTATCGGTATAAGGAACATGACAAGTAATAGCATTTCTGTTAGGTAACCAGTCTGACCAGTCTTCAAAATATTGATCCATTGCTTCACCAAGTAGTAAAGATCTAAAACCAGTGCAATCAATATAAAGATCTGCTTCTAATTCATCACCATTATCTAGTTTTATAGATTCAATGTTACCTTCCATTTCAATATTTGTTTTTACAATATTAGCTTTTACATGAACAACACCATTTGGCAATGCAATTTTATCTCTTAACATATGACCAAATTGGATTGCATCTACATGGTAAGCAACATCAGACTTCCAACTGAAGTTTGGTAATTGACCATCTTCATTATCATAAATTTTGTTGTCATAGATAAAAGGCATACTACTGTAAAAACTTTCGTAAAAGTCATTTACAGGTGTATCAGGATTGAGAGTTTTCTTTACATACCAGTCAGTACAACCAGCTTGTGTATTTTGATGATCTTTAATACCAAAAGGATAATAATAAGCGTCACCTTTTTTGTAAAAATCTGTGAATTTGATGCCTAACTTATATGTAGCTTGACATTCTTTCATCCAGTCTTCATCTTTTAAATTAAGCATATCAAGGTAACTATTAATAGTACCCAATGTTGATTCACCTACACCAATTACTGGTATATCTGGTGATTCAACTAGTGCAATTTCTTTCTCCGGAAATTGCTGTGATAATACAGCAGCGGTCATCCATCCAGCTGATCCACCGCCAGCTATAATAATTCTATTTATTGGTCCTCTCATCTTTTATCAATCCTTTTCTTAATGTGTTAACTGTAAGCCAATTAAATGCTACTGTTATCCTTGTATCTTCAGTTTTATTTACCTGGACCCGGTGATCCATCCATCCAGGAAAGAGCAAAATCATTCCTTCAACGGGTGAGTAAAAAACCTTCTCTGGTACTTTTTTTCCAGTTGGAAAAAATCCTCTTTGTGCGAACTGATTAGTGTTTTTAAACATTAAATCACCATCTTGTCCGTTAGTTTGGTAGTAGTATACTCCACTAATAAAGCTGTCTGTATGTGCATGCCATTCTTGACTATGGCCTGCCTTGTTTAAGTTAAACCAACTATGACTAAGGAATATATCGTTATTCATAAATGGTTCAAGTTCGTTCCTATATATGTCAGTATGCTTTTGTATATATTGTTCTAAATTTGTCAAGCCATAATCTGCAATAGAATGCCATCTATGCCCTATGTTTGTTTCAACTTCATCTTCCCAGCCTTCTGGTTTGTCCCAATTATCATTTTCTATAATATTAGGTAAGTTCTTTTTTATTTCATTCTGAACAAGAAAAATTTCATCAAATGTTGGCTTATGACAATAAACCGGCATTGGAAAAAGCCATTCGATCATTTTTTATTTTCCTCCTTAAATTTTTTAGATTTGTAATAATTACCTGAGAAAGTAAAATGATATACATCAGTTTTAGCAAATTCTTCATCGCTTACTACATGCATTTTTATTTTAATATTTTTATCTGATATAGGCAAACAATGCACAAATGGTTCTCCAGCATTTAATTCAAATCTATTAGGAAAAGCATTTTTATTTACAACTAAATTTACATTAGTTGTATGTTGATATTTGTAATTAACTACACCATTGGGCACAAAATATTGATGTGTATTATTATGCCAAAATGTATTTGTAAATAAAAATTTACACCCTGTTTTTTCTCTTATCCTCCAAGGACTTATTAATTTAATATGTGCATATCCTTGTAGAGCTTCGTCACCCCATTGAATAGGATTATGTAAGTCGGCAGTGTTTTCAGGAATAACATTTGGTATACCACTGTTTACTTCAATAATAAAATCTCTCCAACATGTAATTATAAAACCTGATTTAAAATAATCTGTTACTCCTGGACACATTTTTAAACTGCCTCTGTTTATGCCCTTAAATTCAACTGTTGGTTTTAAATTTTTCCACCAATTAGGCATAATTTCAGAAGCCTTTTTTATAGGAAATAAATCAGGCAAATCTGTAATAGGAGTAAAACAATCTAAAGTTATTGTTGGAGTTCTATTAAAAATACTAAACATATCTATCTAAATTTTTTCCTGCTATGAAATAGTTTTGCATAATTACCATGCCACATTTTTTTAATAAAAAACTTAAAACTATTTTGTCTTGAATAATCTTTATATTCAGTCTCCATTTTCCAATCTTGTCTTTTAAACGGATAAACAACCATCAATGGAGCTCCTGCTGGTATTTTGAATTGATGTTTAATACCTAAGCCTACAAAATTTACTGCATCATCGTGTTTATCAGTATCAACTATTGCAGGAAACATTCTATAGTCTTCTTGCAAATGAAAGAAAGGCTGATAAAAATGACAACTATAACCAGGAGGTGTAATTACTTTCCATACATTTGCCACTTTAAAATAATGATTTTTAATACCTTGCATTATCGTAGGAGCCTGTTTCCAAGGATGTTGAGATATATATTCATCAACAGGACATACTGTAGAAACACCTACAATTCCTTCCTCATCAGGTTCGTATTTTATATCAACTTCGTATGGGTTTCTTATTACATAGCCGCAAGTTAAATAATCTCTTACAGGAACACATTTTCTTATAGTAGGTACAATCTGGTCAGTCGCTTTATGTTCACATTCTAAATCGGTATCTTTATACCATTGGGGGACAACTTTACTCATAGGTAAAGGAGGAAAAAATTGCTCTGCTGATTTATCATAAGATACAAATTTTATTAAGTTATCCATTATTTGTATACCTTGTTTGCTCTAAAAAGTAAATTGTATGCTCCTCTTATGTAATGAAATAGTTGGCTAACATACATTTCATTACGTACTTCCATTTTCCATTCTTCTCTTTTAAATGGAATAATTTGTAAAACTCTGTCACCTGGCCATACAACTGTTTCTTTATCATGTGCAACACCCATTGTGCTTATAACCCAATCATGTTTGTCAGTGTCAATAATGCCAGGAAACAGTGTGTAACTCTTATTGTTAAAATCATAAAAAGGTTGCATCACCATACAGCTATAACCAGGAGGTGTTACAACTTTAAAATCTGTTTCAAGCCTAAAATAACTGTGCGGACCGTTTGGTATAGGAGCACATAACCCAGAATATATAGAAGGATTAATTTTTCTTATTTCTGGTCTTGGATTTTGACTTTCAATTTCTGTACCTTTTCTAAAATTTACTATTTTTTCTTTAAGTGTATATTCCCAAGCATTATAAATTATGTAACCTGAATTAATCCAATCCATAGCTGGACCACAGTTTTTGATACTAAATTCATTCTCATTACTGTTTGTTTTGTCTAACCATTTTGGATAATCTTCACAAATAGGTTTAGGACTAAACTGTTTTACAATTTGAGGATCTTCACATACAAACTGTATAGGAATCATTATTTTTTAACCTCTGTCAATTTTGCTCTAATGTTACCCGAAACAGTAATTCTTATATCATCTTCAAAGTGAGGATAAACTTGGTGATGTAATCCTGCTGGAAACACACAAATTTTTCCTTCCCAAGATTTATCTTGGGCTAGTCTAATACTACGCAAACTGCCTAAAATATCAGGATACGTAAATTCAAAATCGCCTTGATATCCTTTCATTCCGTTGTATGGAATGTTTTTCTTTACTTGTACCTCTGGTAAACTGACCCAAACTACAAAGCTAAAAACACCAGAATGTTGATGTAAAGGTACAAACTCTCCAGGTAATTGATAATTAATCCAATACCTTTCCACATACAAATCTACTAAACTGTTTTCCTCCATATAGTATCCTATTTTTGTAAGATACTCAGGATATGCGTCCATTAATTCGTTGCAAATTTGCAACAGTTCTCTAGTTAATCCGTCCCTACTTTTGGTAGGCTGCTTAAAGTACATTTCTTTTGGAGCATCAATCTTAAACATCTGTAATAAATCGCCTGTGCGATCTTTTAATTGTTTTTGTATATCATCTACATTTTCTAAACAATCTTTTTTAAGTGTGTTAAAAACAAAAGGATTTAATTCATTTATGTAAATTCCGCTATTTTCCAGCATGTTTGTGCCGGGTACAACTCCGCCTCTACCTACCATTACACATCACCTTGTAATTCCATCATTGCTCTAGCATTTTTAATAATAGTTGCTTGAGTAATTCTCCAGTTATTGTAGTATATATCGTTATTTTCGATGTATGCACCGTGTAATTGATTACCATTAAAAATCACACATCTATTAGGTTTTCCAGGAATGATTTCTTTTATATCATATTTTGAAATATCTATAATTAAATTAGAAGCTTCTTTGTTTACAATATCTACATTTTCATAAAGTGCTGTACCACCATGTTCACTATGTTCGTCAAGATACACAAGTATGTTTACCATATCAGTATCATAATGCGGATGGTGTTGCATATTTTTTGGCAAACCAGTTTTATTATGTTTAAAAACATTAAAAGAAAGATTACGTTCTATAGCAATGTCATTAATGCCTAATTCTCTTCCTATTAACTGATTCATAGGCTCCATTCTTGCATTAATTTTATCTTCATCTGGCTCCCAATTAGCAAAGCAAGGTCTACAATCATAGTAATCTCTAAAATTTCTACTCCATTTACTCATTTTCCACGACTCTACGTACATTGTTGAAAACACTTTTTGTATTTCGTCAATATTTTTGTAGTAGTTGTCAATACACATATAGTCTTGGTGATAAGAAATATCACTATTTGGATTTAGTTCGAATAAATCTTCAACTACAAACGGTGTTGGCATTGTACTTCTCCTTCATGTTCTGTATAAATTTTTGATAACTAAGATTTTTCTTATGTTCAAAAATTACTTCATTTTTATACTCATCCATTGCATGATGGTTTAAAAACGTTTTATGATTTTCTAATTCTTTTTTACACAAGTCTTGGGTTACAAGTCCAATCCCCGCCATTACAAAAATCCATATGTCGTATCCTGCACCGCCGTCTATTAATTCAAAATCTTTTTGATTAGGAATACGGTGTTTACAAATTTCTATTAAATTATTAACTTTATCAGTTTTAGATTTTTCACTTGACATATACTTCCAAAATTCTGTATCTTGACGTCCTGCCATGTAATGTATATTTAAAAAGTCTCTATAATTTTCAAATATTTTAGAAGTGTAATTATTGTAATTATTTACTATGCCTTCATTGTGTACATATTGTTTTCCGTACCCAGATAATCCGTTATACACCAAATAAAGTAATTGCATTATTGTGGAGTGTATACTAGTTGCTTCTAAAGGTTCTGCAAAAGCACTAGATAATCCAATAGCTACACAATTTTTCCGCCAATTGTATTTTAATTTACCTGTATCAAATTTTAAAATTCTTATAGGATCAATATCATGCCCTAAAGTAAGTTCTATTTCTTTCTGTGCGTCTTCTGGTGTAGTGAAATCATCACAGAACACATATCCACATCCTCGCCTTTCCATTGTAGGTATTTGCCACATCCATCCGTTACCTTGTGCATACGCTAAAGTATATGGATTTATTTTTTCTTCATTTGGTAGTAAAAAAGGCATAGCACAGTTTACTGGTAAATGTTTTGAATAACTTTCCCAAGGATTATCTAAATGAGACATTAAAACTTTTGAAAATCCACTTGCATCAATAAAAAAATCTGCCTCAATCACTTTATCATTTTCTAAATTTACACTTGTGATAAAACCTTGCGAATCCAAATTTACTTTTTTGACTACACTATCTATTGTTTTAACAAATTCTGTTTTAGACTTAAAATATTGTCCTACTTTGTGTGCATCAAAATGAAAAGAAAATTGTAATTCACCTTCTGGCGAAACTGCAAAGCTGTCATCTTTGTAATCTGATAAGTCGTAATCTAAATATAATCCTTCTAAAGTAGTGTGATGTATTTTTGATGGTTGTAAAACCATTTGATTTAGAAAAAACCAGTCTCTTGCATGTCTGGCTGTAGGTGTTCCTCCTAAAGGTCCAAAATATGAATGATCTTTTTTTGTAGTCCAGTTTTTATGAGTTATACCATATTTTAAAGTAGCACCAGTTTGTACAATAAATTCTTCTAAATTTGTGCCAATATCTAGGACAGTGTTATTCAGTAAAGATGTTAATACACTTGTACTACCTTCGCCCGCACCTATTATTCCAATTTTACTAGATTCTATGACTGTAACAGAGTGTTGCGGATATGCTTTTGATATCATTAACGCAGACAACCAACCTGCAGTGCCCCCGCCTATTATACAAATTTGCATCAAAAACCGTCCTGATCATTATCTTTACATCTCATCATTAGATTTACTGCTGTGGTTATCCGTAAATTATTTGTAGTATGTCTTGGTGCAGTATGATCTAACCAACTAGGAAATAAAACAATATCTCCTTCTTCTACTTCTACTTGATATCTGTCGTTAAAAAAACTAGAAGGCAAATAATTAATATTTTTTGTTGGCATGATACTTCTAATAAGTTTATAATTAGGATTTACAAATATAGTACCATCTTTTTCGTTTTCTAATTGAATGTAATGAACAAAGCTGTAGTTTATGTTAGTTGCACCCCCAATATGATCATGTACCCACTCTTCGTCATTACCGGTACTAAAATTATACCAACCTTTCATTTTTATATCCCATGAATCATTAATGGTAAATCCAACCTTTGACAATATAGTGTTAACATCTTCTCTGTATCTATCATATAAGTAAGGCCAGTGTATCATTGCACCAGTCCCTGGTAAATAATCTGTAAATATTTTTTGTAAACCACCATTAGGACCTGATTCTTTAAATTTTGGATATACATGTTTCATTAGGTAATCTTTTATCTCGTTATGACGAGTAGATTTCATTTTGTATATGTATACTGGAAATGGGTTTATTTCTTCTACCATTATGAATCCTTAAATAAGTCTTGACCAGGATCACCAATTGTTAAATTAAGTGCAATAGTCGCTCGTGCTTTTGTACTTTTTTGATGCGGTACACTATGCCTTACATATGAAGGAAAAAATACCATATCACCTTCTTTTACTTTAGGCAAATGCCACGGTTGGTTCCAATCATCTGGCATCTCATAGCCTTTGCAAGGATGCATATTACGTAAAAACATATGATGCATTGGATTGTAAAATACAGTTGATTCGTGTTCACTAGGATCAAATATTAAATAATGTATAGCACTGTATAGAGTACTTGGATATCCTCCTTGATGATCATGTTCTTCTTGAAAACTACCTTGAACACCTACATTATACCATAAATCAACATCTACTTTCCATTTTTTATTTTTGTTAAATCCTGCTTTGTTTAAAAATGTTTGTACTGTTGGTGTATATAATTCTACCCAATCAGGACCTAATTTATCTAAGCCTTCAAAATAATCACTGT